ATAACAAATAAATCTTTGACTGTTCATGATGGAGTAACTGCAGGTGGATTTGCAGCTGCGGCAGATGTTACAGCTAGAACTTTAGCAAATGCGGCTTTTATTCAAGCCAATTCAGCCAACGTTCTTGCTCAAGCGGCATTTGATAAAGCCAATACTGCTTTGGTTTTGGATCAACCTAGTTTTGATAAAGCCAATGCAGCCAATGTTCTAGCTCAAGCTGCTTTTAATCAAGCAAACTCAGCCAACGTATTAGCTCAATCTTCTTATAATTGGGCAAATACAATCAACGTATTTACACAAGCTTCTTTTTCTAAAGCGAATATTGCCAACACTACCGCTGAGGCTTCATATGCTTGGGGAAATACAATCAACGTATCTGCGCAAGCTGCTTTTTCTAAAGCTAACATAGCAAACACTACTGCTGAAGCAGGATTTGCCAAAGCCAACGTAGCAAACACTACCGCTGAGGCTGGATTTGTTAAAGCTAATATTGCTAATACAACAGCTGAGGCTGGATTTGCCAAGGCTAATATAGCAAATACGACAGCTGAGGCTGGATTCGCTAAAGCAAACATTGCTAATACCACAGCAGAAGCTTCATATGCTTGGGGTAACACAATCAATGTGTCTGTTCAAGCATCATTCTCTAAGGCAAATATTGCTAATACAACAGCAGAAGCTGGATTTGCCAAAGCTAATATAGCCAACACTACAGCAGAAGCTGGATTTGCCAAAGCTAATATAGCCAACACTACAGCAGAAGCTGGGTTCTCTAAAGCAAACTTAGCAAACGTATTAGCACAGTCTGCTTTCACACAAGCAAACACTTCAGCACAAACTGTTCCACAAAATGCTCAGACGACAAATTATATACTTCAATTGTCTGATGCAGGTAAACATATTTACTACACACAATCATCAAATGTAATATTGTATGTTCCAACAACTTCTAATGTGACATTTTCTAATGGTTCAACCATAATGATTGTTTCTAGAACATCATCGAGTGCCAACATAACTGTATCACCAAATACAGGCGTATCAATGTATCTTGCTGGTAATACAACAAGCGCTTCAAGAAATGTTACTACATATGGTATGGCTACACTAATTCAAGTTGCGGCAAACACATGGTTTATTAACGGTACAGGAGTTTCGTAATGAGTGGTATGATGGCCATGATGGCTAGTAATGTTCAACGCTCAACAAGTGTATTTGTGCCAACTTTAATTTATGATTTGGATGCAGCTAATTTTTCTGCTGTGCCAACTAGTGGTGTATCAACAGATGCAACCGGAACTTATACCTTAACATCAAATGCTGGTACTTCTTTAACTTGGAATAGTGCCAATAGTGGAACATTTGCCAAGTCAAACTCTACAGGAACAGATTATATTTACGGTGGTCCAAACTACGCAACAGGACAAAGTTATTCGGTATTCATGGCATATAAATTATCAGCAACATCTGCCGGTAGATTATTAAATACTCAAAATGAAGGTGTTAAAGATTGGTTGATGGGTGCCTATAATGGTAATCCAAATACTTTTTATCCAAACTTTTCTGTAAACTTACCTTCAACTGGTGCTGATACAGTTTGGCATTTAGATTGGGCAACATGGAACACGACAACAAGTACCGGTAGTCTATATACTTCAACAAGTACTGCACCAACATCAGCAGCCTATTCAGTATCAAATGCTGGTGGTGGTGGTTTTAATCAGTTAAGATTGTTTAGTCGTTCATCTGGTTCTGAAGTTCAATCAGGTAATATAGGATTTGTTAAAGTATATAATGGTGTATTAGCATTATCAACTATTCAAGATTTACACGCAACATATAAGGCAAGATTTGGATATTAAACTATGAATAAACTTGATAAAAATTTGAGTGATGTGTTTGATGTAACTCCTATTGGTGAACCAGAACCACCAAAGAAACAACCTTTAACTACAAGTTATAAACAACCTGATATAGATTCCGATTTAACGGATGCCTATCAGCAATCAAAAGAAAATCTTCAAGGTATCATAGACCAAGGTCAAGAAGCCATGTATGAGATATTGGAGATTGCCAAAGCAGGCCAGCATCCAAGAGCATTTGAGGTGTATGCCACATTATTAAAAAACATGACCGAAGCCAACGATAGACTTCTTAAAATACAAAAAGACATGAGAGATATTTCTGGTGTCAAAAAAGAAGCTAACACAACCAATATTGATAAAGCTATCTTTGTAGGTTCAACATCTGAATTGAGTAAGTTACTAAAAAGTAAAGACTAATGGCAACAAAACAAAAAGAGTCGTACCGTGATAATCCTCTACTCAAAAGGGTAGGGATTAAAGTAAGCTTCACCGAAGAACAGGTAGAAGAATACATCAAATGCCGGAAAGACCCACTATACTTTGCCAAATACATTAAGATTATTACGCTCGATGAGGGTGTAACTGAATTCAAAATGTATGACTTTCAGGAAGAAATGATTAAGACGTTCCATGAGAATCGTTTTACTATCATGAAATGTCCTCGACAGGTCGGTAAAACTACCACAACGGTCGCTTATCTTCTCTGGACGATACTATTTCAAGACTCGCAATCTGTGGCAGTTCTCGCCAACCGAGGTGAGACTGCTCGTGGTATTTTAGGTAAGTTACAGTTAGCTTATGAGAATCTACCTATGTGGTTACAACAAGGTGTCGTTGAATGGAACAAAGGTCGTGTAGAATTAGAGAATGGTTCGGTCATCGTGGCATCTTCCACATCAAGTTCAGCGGCTCGTTCTGGTTCGTTTAACATTGTATTCTTAGATGAGTTTGCTTTCGTACCATCTAATATTGCCACAGAATTCTTTACCTCAGTCTATCCAGTTATTACTGCTGGTACCAAAACAAAGATTATTATTGTTTCTACACCTAACGGCATGAATCTATTTTACAAGATTTGGACTGATGCTGTCAATAAGAACAATAATTATACACCATATGAAGTTCATTGGTCAATGGTACCAGGCCGTGACGAAGATTGGAAAGAAGAAACAATCAAGAATACTTCTGAAAGGCAATTTAGACAGGAGTTTGAAACTGAATTCTTAGGCTCTTCTAACACACTTATCTCTGGTCAGAAGTTACAACAGTTGGCTTATAAACCACCAATTGCTGAGCATGACAAGATGAAGATATATGAATATCCAATCAAAGGTGATGATGAAACAACCAAAGACCACCTGTATGCTTTATGGGTTGATGTGTCTGAAGGTAGAAACTTAGACTGTTCTACCTTTTCGGTAATAGACATATCTACGGCACCATATAAACAGGTGGCCACTTATAAATCTTCTTCAATTTCACCTATGCTGTTTCCAACCGTTATATATAATGCAGCTAGGTTATATAATGACGCATATGTTTTAGTAGAAATTAATAATAATCCTACGGTTGCTGATGTAATTCATCAAGACCTTGAATATGAAAATCTGTTTAAGATATTTACAGGTAATAAACAACCACAACAACTATCATCTGGTTTTGGTCGTGGTGTTCAAATGGGATTGAAAATGTCGGTTGCGGTCAAGAGAGTTGGTTGTTCAAACTTAAAGACTTTGATTGAAAGTAACAAATTAATAATTAATGATTTTGATACGATTTCGGAATTAACCACTTTTGTGGCTAGTAAAACTTCATTTGCTGCAGATGCTGATGCAAATGATGACATGGTTATGGGTTTAGTGATGTTTGCTTGGGCAACTGGTCAAAAATATTTCAAAGATATTGTAAACCATGACATCCGAAAGCAACTTCAACTAGAAGATATGAACCAATTAGATGAAGAAGTATTGCCAGCACCTATTATTGAAGATGGTCGTGAGCATAGTTTTGAAATTATTGATGGTGATTTATGGGAGTTAGCTGATGGGAATGACATATATGCTGGATTTATTAGAGATTCAATAAAAAATCTCTAAATATGGCCTTACATAAATATTCGTATGGTATCTTAATTGCCAATATAACATCATATTAGGAGATAACAAAATGGCTTTTCAAATCTCTCCAGGCGTAAATTATTCTGAAGTTGATTTAACAACTGTTGTACCTTCAGTCTTAACTACGGCCGGTGCTTTCGCTGGAAACTTCAACTGGGGTCCAGCAAATAAAAGAATTCAAATAGATAGTGAAATTACACTTGTAGATACGTTTGGTTCACCAGACACAAATACATATGTATCTTTCTTTTCTGCTGCTTCTTTTCTATCTTACGGAAATAATTTACAAGTTGTTCGTGCTTTAGGAACAAATAGTAAAAATGCTGATGCAAACACTTCAGCAACAAATCCACAAATTACTAACAAAGATATTTTTGAAATATCATATCTAAATTCAAATAGTGCCAATGCTTCTGGACCATTTGTTGCTAGATATCCTGGTGCTTTAGGTAATTCATTAACCGTTTCTATTATTGATTCTAACACCACATT